CTAAAAATGATCACCCCTGGCGAGGCGCGCAATCTTCGCCTTAAGTGCAGACTTAGTAAACGCTGCTTGAGCACTTTGACGATTTAGCACCTGTTGGCGCGCGTCAAGCGGAAGCTCATCCCAAAGGCTCAAAATGGACGCGCCAAGGAAGGCGAGAATTCGACGTTCAGACTCCTCGTACTCCTCCATAGCGAATGATTTGGCCAGCGAAGCTAGCTGCGAGCCCCCTTCATTGTCCCAACGATCCTGTGCGATTACACCCGTTGACTGTGTCATGGCCCCCTCCCGCCGGTTGCTTGAACCTAGTGTAGGCCAGGGACGGTCAGAGCCTTACGCTTGTTTCAAATCAGTCTTAGGACGCACATGCTATTGGGCGTACCGTGAATAGGTGGCATACGTCACGACAACTCAAGAGGTACACATCATGACTTTCCCTACTCGTTTCAGCGCCGCCGGTCCTCCTTCGCAACCCGGTCAGGACAACCAACCGAACAAGCAGCAAGAACAGCAAACCCAGGAGCAAAAAGAAGAAGCCGCGCGCAAACAGGCTCAGGGCGATCCGACCAAGCAGCGCACGCCCCAGTAACCTTGGGCAGCCGCCGCATTTATGTAATTAGACGCGGCACCTGTAGCTAGGCATCCACAGCAAGTTTATAAGCGCTGGCTCATCGCATGGACGCGAGAGCTGGCGAATGCCATTTTTACTAGGGCATGGCGCTTCCTCCTTTCTGCCCTAAGCATCGCAGAGACGTCGCCAGACCTTATTCCCTTCTAGCACTTGGCGCCGAACAGATGCCGGCGTCGCTCCGATTTGGGCCTTCGAGTCGAAGTAAATCGGCCGCGCATGTTCGCAATAATCAACGCCGACCCGCTCCGGGGTCGCGCACCCAGTCCCGCTCAAGCTCAGCAGCAATAGCGTCATCGCCCATACGGGCCGTTTCCAATTGCACATCACGCGCCTCCTTGTGGGCCTGCGCGGCCTGTTCCTTAAGTTCCGCAGCCCGTCGCTCACGTTCGGCCCCCTTGCCAGTGCTGCGCCCCCGTAGATATGCCCCGAGGGCGAGCGCTAAAGCGGCACCGAGCGCCACCAAAAATCCCTTGAATCGCTCAACCAGTTGCAGCATGGCCGACCTCCCTCATTACGGCGGCGTAGTTCCCTGTCCATTTTGAGCGCAGCGCTGCGCGCTCGTCGGCCGTCCCGCGGGAGTACGCCCCAGGCCGCCAACTGCGTAGGTAAAGCGCCCACGCACCCTCCTCGTCTCCCAAGGTGGGCAAAGGCCCCGGATCAGACCAGAGCAGCAATCGGGCGAGGCCGGCGGCCAACACGTCGTCGAACTCGATTGCATTCCAGATCGCCACGTCGTTGGCCGCAACGCCACGGGCGCGATACAGCTCAGCGGCGGCGGCACGCGTCGCAGCATGAAGGCGCACTCCGCGGACCATGCCGCCCCCCTGCTCCGCTTGCCAGAAACTCTTCGCCGGACCCGTCGGCCGCGGCGGATTGCCGACCAACTGCCTGCGGTGGATGAACCGGCTTTCCTGCAGGCCGATGCCGAGCAGCTCGATGCGCGCGGCCGGCGTGTCCATCTTGCGAGGGAGCAGCGCCAGCGCGGGCTCAATAGCTGTCCTGATGATGTCTGAAAGGCTCATGGCTTGTGGCTCCGTATGTGCTTGGCCGTCACCGCGGCCACGTAGAAGGCAGCGGAAGCCGCGAGCGCCGCGTCTCCAGCGCTGGCCCACCCGGCCACGAAGATGCGGCAGGCCGCGCCCGTCGCCGTCAAGCAGATGGCCGACAGGCCGATCCGTTCCAGCGTGGTGTCCTTGATGGCTCGGGCAAACACGGCCAGGCCGGCGCCACCGGCAACCACCAGCCAGCAGACGAACGCGAGAACGGCCCACAGCGTCAGATAGATGGTGCCGTCCATGTCATGCCCCCTTGCCGCGCACGCGGTCGATGACTGCCTGCCAAAGTGCGGCGATAGGCGCGGCCTGCACCGCTTCCCAAGCGCGCGAGACGATGGCCATGCCGAACATGCCCATCAGGAAGCCCGCCAGACCTTCGGGAATCCCCAACGCGAGGGACAAGTACGGCGCAGCGTAATAGGCCACCAGCGAGCCGCTGACAGCCATGCTGATGCGCGCTGGCCAACTGCCCTGTAGGTAGCGCATGGACACAGCTGCGCCCAGGACGCCGGCGAACTTTGCCGCGAAGGCGTCGAAGTCTTGGATGTTCAATCGCGTCTCCTTGAGACGAAAAAAAGCCCGCTGGTTGCGGGCGACTTATGGAGATGACGGGACGAACTACTGCCAGCCCGTCACATCGATCACGGCAATATCGTTCTCTTCCGCATCGCTTACGAAGCGGGTGTTGCGAAGTGGGGCCCAGCCAAAAAGCGAGGCCACCTGATCCTGGATTTTTGAATAGACGCCGGTGCTGCGCGCGGCGTAGTTCTCTCCCCACCAGATAGAACTCCAGCCACCTCCTGCGACGGGGTAGCATTGGAAGCCACACCGCTGGAACGAAGGACAGTAGGCCCATTTGCGCGCTGGAAGTCCGCCCACCTCCATCCCGTCTATGTAGCCGCTGCCGGTTCCATCTGAATTCCAGTACCGTGGGATACGCAGATTTCCGTAGACGTTCATCGGCCTGGCCGTACTCATGAAGATGTGCCGACCGTCCTGCGCCCATATATCCATCGGGCCGCCCGTCACCCATGGCCAATCAAAAATGTAGTATTCGACGGCCACGCCGGTGAAAGTGACGGTATATGTCCCGTTCCCGTTGTTAACCAGGCTGCGCATGGCGGCAAAGCCGCCGCCGGTCGGTACGAAGAAAACCACGGGGCGGACAGCATTGAACGTAGATACTCCGCTGGCCGTGCCCATGTACCGTAGGAACATATTGACGTTGCGACTATCGCAAAGCAGGTTTCCGGCAGGATCCCACAGCTCAAACGCTGCATCTGCCATTACTTGACCCCCCATAAAACAAGCATGTTTGCCCGAACCTGATTCGGCACATCGGTGTACGACCAGGAGAGCGTAGAACCATTGCGGCGAATGGTCGGAGCGTTGGCTCCGCCGCCGGCGACGGTAGCCAAAAACCAGGAGTTTGCGGTGTCAGCGAGCTGCGGGATCACAACGGTGCCATTGGCCGAGTTGGTGTAGAACTCGCCCAGCTGGCGCGCTATCCGCATCCCTGGGCTGAATAGCAGGACGCCCAGGGGCGACCACAATTCAAGAGGCATCACCGCCATATCAGCCCCCGAATCGTGCGCCGAGTACGCCGTTTGGATAGTAGTAGCGCATTCCCCGGTTGGTGATCTCCGTTCTCGAACCGTCCGACTCGGCGCCGTTGAACGACATGAGCCCGGAACGCACATTCAGGTTGAAGACGGGCACACCGTTGGGATTGAGCGCATCGGAAGTGAGGTTGTCCTTGAGGTTGGCGGAGCCAATGGTGGCGCGGCCGATGATGGCCTCGTTCATGAAAACCTGCCCACCCTGCACTACAAACGGCGCTTTCACGGATCCGGTGGACTCGTCCAGGATGGCCACGCGCCCGGCGGCCAGCAAGATCTGCGACGTAATGACGCCTTGATTGTTCTCGACCCCCACGCCGATCCCGGCCATGTACGGAACGCCGCCCACTGTGAGCTGGGTTTTGATCGTGTACATGGCCGCCAGGGCATTTACGATAGCGTCAATCTGCACCTGGGCATCTCCGCCGTCGTTGATCTTGTCCAGCAGCGCCTTCGCAAGCTGCGTTTCAGTGATCTGGTTGGTGAGATACGCCAGGATCTCGTCGGCGCTATTGCTGGACGTGCCGATAACGCCAGGATTCCCAATCGGGAAAAAGTCCCCTGGGATGCCCGTGCGATCCACTAGCCTGGCCCAAAAATACAGGCGCTTGCCGGCGGACAACCCCATCATGTCGTGGGTGTTTTGCGGGAACGCGAACTCCCCAAGTTTGATGGCACTCTCCCGCGACTGCGATTCCGAATACCAGAGTTCCGTCCGCTCGATGATGTAGTTGCCGGCAGGGAAACCCCAATTCAGTCGGATCCCAAACACCACACCCTGCGCGGTCAAGTGCGTGACTTGCGGCGGCGGCATGACACTACCTTGCAACTCTGTGGACGCGGACAGGCCCCACGCCGAAGGGATGTTCGCGGCGTTAATGGCGCGCACCCTCGCAAGGTAGCGGCCGGTGCTAATGCCCCGAATTTCGACGGACGCCGAGCCCGTCCGGCCCGCCTCAATCCAGTCCGAGTTGTTGCGTCGCCACTGGACTTGATACTCCACAGCGTCCTGCACTTTGTCCCACGTAATGAGCGCGTTGTGGGTGGCTATCGTCTGGTCCAGTGTCGAATACGACGACAATGCCACGTTCTCAGGCGCGGACATCACCATGGGCGGGATAACCGTAATCGGAGGGTTTTCCAGGCGCGTGCCGTAGTCCACGGCGTTGAACTTGCCAGGGACGTGCTGCACGGCGCTGATGATGGCGGTCATCACGTCCTCGCGCACCACGCTGATTACGCGGAATAGCTGCGTCGACAACTCCTCAGATTCCAGCGTCCAGACGGCTTCCGGCTCTGGAAGGTCAGTGAATGGCTGGGTGACAGTAATCTCCAGGGTCCCCCCCTGGATCCCAATCATGTCCGCCGTCATCTCGGTGCTGTCAGCCGTCCAGATCGTCTGATCGGCCGTGATCATGGTTCCCACCGCACCCTGCACAATGCGCGTTTGCGTCAGGCCGTTAGGCATGTTCAGGATCAAGCGGTCGCCAGCTCGCACCCCGATAGCCAGGTCCACCGTGACGGTTGTGGCAGTGGCTGAACGAATTCGGCCGCCAATACGGCGGCCGGTGCGGTTCTTGTCGGCAATCCGGATCACAGAACCCGGTTTCACCACCGCCTGTTCAAGGCCCACGCCGAAGGTGACCCCTTGTGTCTCCCGCTGAGAGGTGAGCAGCGCCCATTTTGCTACGCGCACCGCCTGCCCGCGCGACGTGCAGCCGAAGGCCGCCAGCTGGTGCATCCGCACGCCGTAGCGGGCGATCGCTTCCCGATCCTCGACCGCCTCCATCTTCGCGATGCCCTGGTTCGTGTTGTCGTTCCACGAAACCTGAACCACGGTATAACGAGTGCGCCGCGGACTGCCGGTGTAGCCGAACTTTCCATCCAACACGTTCGCATTGGTGAAGTTGTAAACCGGCTCGCTCGGCATATCGGCCGACGCCGCAACGGCCCCATTCATCTCGTAGACGATGCCACGAAAGACGCTGGCAAGATCGGACATGACGCGATATGCGTCCGCTGCCTGCTGAATGTAGACGTTGCAGGTGAAACGCGGCTCCATGCCCCCAAACCCGTCTGGGATCATTTCGTCGCAGTACTGCGCGATGGGATAAAGGTGCCACTTTGCCATTGCCAGCCGCGCCGGTTCCAAGAACGCGCCGGCGCCATACCGCTGACTCGTCACCATGTCGTACCAGATCCAAGCGGGATTATTGGTCCACGCCTGCTTAAACGTCCCATCCCACACGCCGGTATAGGTCCGCGACTCGGGATCGTAGTTGCTAGGCACTGCGATAATGCGGCCACGGAAACGGTACGCGCGAGTCGGGATGGCAGAAAACTGGCTGGCGTCTACCTGGATTCCCACCACGGCGGACATCGGCATGCGAAGCTTGGCATCCAGCACGTTGGTGATGGACTGGATCCAAGTGGCGTTGGTCAGGGTGTCGGTGGCGGAATTTATGGACAAACGGCGCACACGAACAACCCACCCCGTCTGCGCGCCTTGCGGGAGGTCGATGCGGTGGGTTCGTGCGTAAGTCTGCGTGGTCTTCCCGTCGAACGCTGATACCAGAACCTCCTGGAACGCGCCGCCGTCGGTCTGCAGATCAATGGCGTAATCCACGCGAGTGCCGTCGCGGTCTCCATTGCCGGTGTCGACCTGGATGAGCCCCCGAACCTCTAGCGTTATGCGAACCGCCGACAACGTGCGATCAGTGATCGTCTGGACCCAAGGAACGCCGTATTTCAGCTCGACGCCCAGGCCAGTGGTGCTTTCTGTCGCCGGGAACCCCTGGATATAGTCTTGTGACTGCGTGCCGTTGCGGAAATCCACTCGGACGCCCTGAAAGTTGAGCGACCCGTCATCGTTCTCGATGGGCGTTCCGTCCAGGTAGATGCTGCGCAAGATGGAATTCAGCCCGGCCACAGGGCCAACGATAGGCCCCTCACTGATCAGGTCAAGCACCTTGGCATACGAAATGCTGTGCAGGCTATCAGGAGCCTCCACGGGCGAACGAGCACCGCCTCCGTCCTTGCCACCCTTGCGACCCACAATCGTGATACCGCCTTGACGCGCGATGTTTCGCATGGGCCCATCAAAAGAAAACCCGCCGGCTTCGGCGGGTGAAAGTAGACGTTGCATCGTTACCTCTATGCTTGATCTTCGGCATAAATGCCGGCCGACACCACGGCGCTCCCGGCCCAGCCCTCACCGTAATGAACCGGAACGCAATTGCCCTGCGCGGTCGTGTTCACGGCCCCGTTGAAGTTGTAAGACGCACCGTTGTCCGGGCTGTCCTTCGTCGAGAGCCCAGTTTGCGTCGGGCTCGCCAACTGAATGACGCCGCCCAGCGCCACGACGGCGCCCATTTTCATAAGCGAAGTTCCGAACGCCGCCATAGAGCCGGCGCTGAAGTAGTTAATCGCCGCGCCGACAGCCACCATGGCCGCGCCGAGGATCGTTTGAAATACGCCCCCCCTCTTGGCCCCCTGGATGACCGGCGCAAACCGGATCTCTTCCTCGTCCGAAGCGGCACGCTCAAGCCTGTCTTCTCCGATGTTGCTGCGGCCCAAGAAAACCGCGTAGCGCACGCCTCGATCCCCAGAGGTGATCATTTCTCTTTCGAATCCGGGCAGGATGGCGCATAGCGCTTGAATGGCCTCTGCGGCACTTCGCACGGCTAGCCGGTGGACGCGACCAAACCGCGTTCCCAGCAGCCCATACAGCCGGATGGTGCGTAACTGGTTATCCATTGGCCACTTCCTTATGTCGCAGCACGACGCGCGTGATCTCTTGCCAGTACCCGCCATACACCTCACGAGTAGACAGCCGGCCGTACAGGTGATGGAGCATGGTGCCTTGCATGGGGAAGAGGTCCGGTCGCTCGGACAGCGTGCCATCGCCCAGGTAGACGGCACCATGGTTGGTGCGCTTCGCCAGGTGGTTCATGAGGATCACATCCCCGCGCTGGAGAGTCTCGCCAGGGGCCAGCGACCGGAAGCCAGCAGCGGCGAAGTTGTCCAGGTAGACCTCTTGCTCGCCTTCCCACCAACCGTCCGCGCGGGCAAAGTCAGGTAGGTGAATCCCCATCTCCCTCGCGTGAAAATCGCGGATCACGCTGTAGCAGTCGAGTACGCCGTGATGGAACGTTCGCCCCAGCAGCGGCGCTTGATACCCCGTGGGGGAAAACGCCTCGATGGCGAGAGCTTGAGGCGCCTCCTGACCAATGTCCTTGCGCACCTCCACGATGTACCAAGGCAGCGCCCCTACCCTCTCGGCCATGGCCTCGCAGGCCACCAGATCCGCCTCCGATGGCGAGGCCGGACTATCCGGGTGCGAATGGACGAATGCGACCACCGCCCCCATATCCTCGGCTGCCGCCCAATCATCGGGGCGCGTTACGAAGCCGGCCTCCGGCGCATCGGCCACATTCTGGCCGCACACATAGATTTCACGCCCCTCGGAATCAGACACCACGAAACCCACGCATTCGGTGGGATACGCCTCCTCGGCGTGCCGGCGCATGGCTGCAAGTGTTGCTTTCTTCATGCTATCGAACCCGATCAGCGGCAGGGAACCCACCAAAGTTGATGACAGCCGCCACCGGCTCCACGCCCTGCTCTGCGCCGAACCGGAGCTGGCAGGAGCGCACCAGGCCGGCGCAGTTGTCCTGGTCCGGACTGGACACGGGCCGGTCCTGACCGTCGAAATACGCGGACCCCGTGTACTGGCAGTAAGGCCCGCGATAACCACCTATCCATTTCCACGGGCAGATGGTCGCCACGATCTGGCGCCCCGGTAGTTGGCGCCCATCGAACGCAAGTCCCGTCGCAAGCTCGAACTCAACCACCTCCGGTGTTTCGTTCAGCTTCTGTTCGACCAGCCACACCTCAAGCGGCAATTCCTGGTTGGGGTCATAGTTGGAGTTGCCGTCAGGGAAGTTCACTGGGTCGAGATACTTGGCCAGCGTTTCGCGGACGGTCAACACACAGCCCACCAGATCATCCATGGCGATGCACAGCGAGGAGATCACGCCGGCAACGGGATCGCCGTTCTTGTCTTCGCCGATGTTGCCAACCGCAAGGGTCGGTGACGGTTGGGACGCTTCGCCCGTGCGTTGGAAATCGCGGGCTTCCAACGCCCAGGGCGTGTACTCCTGGCCCTTCCAGAAGATCGGGCCACTTTGGTTGTAATTGTGAAAGCGGAGGGTGGGCCCGCCCTGGTTGCTGGTGTCCAGCTCAAACAGGCGCACCGCATCCCCCGGCTCCAGTTTCTGGATGTCGGTAGTTATGCTCATGATGGGTTGTCTCTAGTTGGCCGGATCCTGGGCAGGCGCAGAGGCCAGGCCGGAGGATTTCAGCTCGTCAAGCTCCACGCGCATCTGGTCAATGATTTGCTGCTGCCGCTGGGCCGTCAGGATCAGGTCCGGGACCAGCTTGGAGAAATCCACGCTCTGCGGCAGGATCATGCCCTCGAATCCCTCCATTTCCATAACCGCGTCTTTCTCGCCGTTCACAGCGCGCGGGTGGGTCTCGGCAAGCTCGTGGGCAAGAACGCCGATATCCTCCTGATCGTTGGCTTTCCATGTGAAATCGCGGACTCTCACGGCCATGATGCGACCCCACCCTGCCTCCTTGTCGGAATCCCCTTTCAGATGCTTAAGACGGTAATCTGAGGAAATGTTGTAGGAGGTTCCCGTGGCTGACGTGGTGATGGATCCGACCAGGCCGCCGGCCACGTTCTGAAACGCGATGGCCGCGCCATCGTTCAGAGTTTTTGGAGCCATCAGGATGCCCCACAGCGTGGTCCCTCCGGCGTATGTGCAGGTGATGGCGGTATTAGCGGCGCGCACAGCAGGCGGCGCGCCCAGCTGCCACTCGCCCAAACGGGAGACGCTGCCGCATTCTTGATCCGCGCTCTGGAAAACCAGCCGCGAAAGTAGCGACCCGGTGCCGTGACGGCTGAACAAGATACGCGCAACGTTGTTGGTTGTGTCGTTCGCCAGCGTGACAAAACTAGCATTTGTCGTCTCGTTTTCACGCGCAAGAAATCCCGAGGTTCCGCCTGCTGCGGCGGGGACCGCCTGGACGTAAGTGGAGGTTGCTCCGCCTGCTGTGCTGGCCTTGAACCTCACGCCAGTGGCGCTGTGCATGCCAGGAAATTCCCCGGTGATTACCGCGCCCGCGCCTGTTCCGCTCAAGTTGAGCGTTGTGCCATTCCATAGGGCCTGAGTCACCGCAGGAAGCTGGCCGAACGGCAGGCGCGCATTCGCATCCAGCTGCGGGATGCCACTGGCCACGCCGATAAGCGCGGTAGAAACCGATTCGCCCCAGCCGGACCAGGTTCCGCTGGTCATGGCACGGAAAAAACGGCGGTTGTTGTCGGTCCCCGGGGAGGTGACGGTGTAACGCTGCACAGCAACCACGCCATTTGCACTGCCGATCACCTCAAGAATCCCCGGTAGGACTATCGGGTAATGCGCGCCAGCCTGCGCTCCTGCGGTCGTGGTCTGCCGGTAGACACCTGGCGACACGTAATTGTCCAGATCGTGGAGCGTTGTGGGCAGCACAAGCGGCACAGGCAGCTGACCCAGGAGGAGGCGTCCGTCTGCCCCCAGGGTGGCGATCCCAAAAGCCACGCCCAGGGCGTTAGCGATGGAATCAACGTTCTGGTTCAGCTTGATGAATGCGTTTCGCAAAGCATCGCCGGTCCCATCGTTAGGGCTTGCGCCCACGTTTACCTTCACAAGTGGGTCCATGGCTCCCCTATGATTTGAAAATTTGATTGAAGGTGGCAGAAACCGTGTAAACGTCCCCTCCCACAGGGTTGAGGCTGTACGCCGGCGCCTCGTAGTAGCCCTCCACCCCCATTGGAGGCGTCCAGAGGAATGACGCAATGCCTGCGTGTCTGTCCAAGAAAGACATGACCGCCTGCATTTCCTGCTTGCTGCCCGAGAAAGTGAGCGGCCAGGACTGCACTTTGTTGTTGATGCCGTCCCCGGCCACCTGGCGATACCCGTCTCCGAACTGCGCTGTAAGGCGCCGAAATGTGACGGTGCCCGTAGGCTGGCCAGAGGCCTTCCACAAAAATCGTTCAGCCATCAGGCCCTCCCATTTCGCGCATTCCAGGCGGTTCCGCCCTGGCGATAGGAACGGTCGACAACGCGTTGCGCCACCGCCTCCATCTGCCTCAGCATCTCCCGCCCCATTTCGTCGTCTTGGCCCGTCTGTCGGGTTTCGCGGCCCGAGTCGTTGAAAATCACCTGGTTGGTGATCTGGTAACTGGCCCCACTCCCCACAGCTCCGCCCGTCGCGCTGTTCTTCAGAGGCGTGACGTAGCCGCCGTTCTCACCGCTCATCAGATAGGTTTGGCCGCCTTCGGTGTACAACTCGGGACCTAACTCCCTGACGCGGTAGAGCGAATTTGCTGCCGTTGGACCGCCAGAAGCTCGACCACCTGACAGGTTCCAACCCGTCATACCGTCCGTATTGCCGACGGCGGCCATTCCCGCCCCCTGATAGCTGGCACCAGCCGAAATGCCACTGGCTGCCGCGCCGCCGACGGCGCCGGCAATGCTGCCCACCATGCCCACAATCGCCTGACGCGCCGCGATTCTGGCCATATCCGCGAGCACGGAGGTGGCAAAGTCTTTGAACGACAGCTTGCCGGTAGACGCAAACCTCACGATCGCGTCTTCCATCCCCTGGAAGGCGTTGGAGAACAAGGTCTTCGTTTGGCCGGCCACGTTCGCGGCGGAGTCCAGATAGTTGTCAAGCGCCGAAGTGGCGCCGTTCTTCCAATTGCCCTGAGCTTCGCGCACCTGATCGAAATACTGCTGCTGCATCGACAGACGCAAATCCAGGTGTTCCTGCAGGAGCGCTGTCTGGCTCTGGTAGGTCTCTTGAGTGATCTGCCCCGAAGCCATCGAGCGGTCGAACTGCGCCTGCTGGCGCTGGTAGTCCCGCAATATCGCCTGACGTGCGCGAAGCTCCTCCTGCGCGCGGTCGCCCAGTCCCACCCCTGCGACCTGGTCCGCATACTGCTGCTGCTCCAGGTCTCGGGTGGCGGCGAGGCTGGCGCGCAGGGCTTCGACCTTGGCAGTCTCCTGCTTGGTGCGTAGCTCTTTCTCTGCGGCCACATTCAGATCAAGCTGGCGGCGCAGCAGGTCTTGCTGGGCGAGCAGGCTTTTTTGATCCGCCGTCAGGACCTTCTTGTCCTTCAGGTCTGCGATCTGCTGCTCGAACTCGGCGCGCTTCTGACCCCAGGTGGCAAGCTTGTCCTCGCTGGTGATCTGAGCCTGAAGAGATGCCTCCGCCTCGCGATATTGCTGCAGAAGCTTGGTTGCCGCCGGGTCCGAGTACGCCTTTTGGGGACTCTTGTCCTCGTACCGGCGCTCAATGGCGGCACGGGCGGCCTTGATGACCGACGCGTCAAGCGTTGTGCCATCTTTCTGCGCCTTCGCAATCCGGTCGTCTAAATCCTGTAAGTCCTTGCGCCGCTTTTCCGCTTTTGACGCGCCCTCGTCAATAAGCTTGGATATCTCTTTCCGTGATTGAATCGCCTCGCGATTGACCCGGACGAGCTCAGCCTCCGCTTTGGCGGCGTCTTCCGCCTCCTTCTTCTGCGCGATTACAGCATCACGACGCGCTTCGGCATTCTTGAGGCCTTGCCTTTCCTTCTCGCTTATCGTGGCACCAGCTTCGGCCGCAATGCGGATATTCTCCGCACGCTGACGCACCTCTCGTTCCAACTCGCGAAGCGTCTCATCAACCGTGCTCTCCCGGCCGATGTCCAGCATCTTGTCCCAAGCCCATGACGCAGCTGCGCCTAGCTTGTTCCAAGCCGACTCAAGCGATCCCAGGTTTTGCTTTTGCTCTGCGGTCCGCCCCGTAAGCTCCGCCGCCGCTTGCCGCGCGACCAGCTCAACAGCCTCTTGCGCCCGCCCCTGCTCCATCAGCGCCTGAACCTGCGCATAGATCGAACCGGTCAAGATCCCATAGCGCTCGTTGAGGTCAACAACCGCCGCCACGGGGTCCTTGCCGATCTTCGCGAAAATCTCGACTGTGCTCTCAATCCCCGTGCCAACCGCGCGCTGCATTTCAGCAGCGATAAGTGCCACGTCCGACAGTGCGGTACCGGAAAGCTTCCCGGAGGCCGCCACGGCGTTCAGGGCTTGAACTGCTCGCGAATGGCTTCCGGTAATCTCGCCCAGGCCACGCGCCATCGCGACGAGATTGCCCGCCGTTACACCCGCGGCATTGCCGGTCAGGATTAAGGAATCGCGGAAGTTCTCCGCTTCGGAAGATCCTTTTACCCAAGCCACTGCCACCGCTGCCGCCGCCGCTGCCGCCAAGGTGTACGGATTGATGAGGCTCAATAGAGCGCCGCCCAACGCCCGCGCCGCCGGCACGATGCCGCCAAACATGTCTTTCAGCTGGCCGCCCTGCTGAAGCAGAACGGTCAGCGGCTGCTGCCCGCCTTGCAGCGAAACAACGATGTCAGTGATCTGGGCAGGCACCCCCCTCAGCGCGGCAGCCTGTTGCGCAGCGCTAATCCCGTACTGGTTAATCTGCTTGGTCGCACCAACCGCAGCGGTGCCGGTCGCGGCAAGCTTGGTCTTGATCTCATCCAGGATCGAGGTCGGAACGCCCCGCAGCGCCGCGTTATAAAGGATCTGCTCCTTGCGGGTCATGCCAATGGTGTTGGCCTGATGGATCAGCGAATCAACGCGCCGTCGCTCCGCAGCCGTCAACTTGGCATAGTCAGCTTGAGCCGACTGCGCCATGTCGGAGGTACTACGCTTGGCCGAAGCAACCGCAGTGTCAAACTGCGAGGTATCGACGACGATGTCTAGGCGCGCGGTGCCAATGCTTTCCTGTGCCATGTTCAACTCTTATGGAAAATTTCCAGGGCCGCCCGCTCGATGATCCGAACGTCGTCCATGATTTCCTGCTGTTCGGCCCTGGAAAGCTCCTGACGGTCCAGGTCGTGATACAGGACCCCGTAATCCAGCCCTATCGGCCCTCCCGCCCCTACGCGCCACTGCGTGTAGTTCCGGGTGAACAGGTTGAATGCAGGCACGTGCTCTTGCCAAAGCTCGACCGCGGGCCTTTGGAAGTAGCGGGGCTTCAAACCGGCTTTTGCTAAGGTCGCGGCTGATGGCGGCTCCCACAGGAACGCCGCCACAGCCTCAGTCAGTTTTTTTTGCGCTCGACCCGAATCGCATCGTTGAAGGCGCTCGCGATGGCGAGATCGGCACCGGGCTGATGCTCGCAAAGCAAGTCGAATGCCTCCTTGCTAACGGGCATGTCCGCATCCCATTTCTCGATCAGCACGAGCAGCAGGTCGGCGGTCGAAATCTTGTCGGCCGCCAGCTTCTTCATCAACGCGTCATACTCTTTGCCCGTCTTATGGCGAAAGGTCACGTTCAGTTCTTGCTGGCGCCCCTGGCCCACAATCGTCACCTTCGCGTCGATAGTTGGGTTGGCTTTGATCTGGAACGTCATTACGCGCCCTCGTAGGTGACCGGATCCGCGATGAGCGACAGCGTGAACGTGTTCTGCAAATTCACGTTCTGGCCGCCGGTCGGGTTCTTATTGAAGGACGGATAGCCGTAGTAATAGGTGATGGCGCCATCCGGATACTTCGTCTCCAACACCACCGGAGTGCGCAAGCGGTCCAGCTTGATGAGGGCCGCGTACCACGCCTTGTTCAGGTCGTAGTCGAGCGTGTAAGTGAGAACAGTGGGGCTTTTGACGGTCGGCTTCTGCCGTTGCTTGGCGCTGGGATCCTCAACGTACTGAAACTGGTGGTATTGCTGTTCGCCTCCGGTGATTTGCACGTCCGTGATCTGGTCCAGGCTGAACCAGTCGGCTACCGCCCGATAGCCGCCCCCCCCGCCGCCAGCGGGGTGCAAACGCAGGTCCGTGGTGTCAGCCCCCTCCAACTTGAAGCCGTCGGCAGTTGCGTCCAGGGCGCGAAAGACAGATTCCGTCAAGGCCGACCAGCCGGAGTCAATGACCAGGATGTCGCCGTCCTCGGGCGGCGTCGTCGTGGACGCCACCGGGTCCACGCCGTTTGCAATCGAAGTGATGGCCACAGCCTGCGCAACCGACTTCGATACCCGGAATTGCGAACCGTTGATAAAAATGGAAGACATAGTTTTTCCTCAAATGGACAAGCCCGGCGCATGGCCGGGCTCAATGTGAAAGCGGGGAAAAGTCAGGTTGGAAGGAACCAGATACCGAAGTCCTGGCGGGTGCCGTACTTCTTGATTGCCTCTTCGTAGAGGCTGGTGGGCGAGCCATACGGCTCAACCGCAGGAAAGTCGCTTTCACACAAAGCGGTGCCGATCTGGTACGCGATTCCGCTTGCCTGCGCGCGCGTGGCGGCCCATACGAACACCTGCACGCGCTGATGCTGCTTCTCGCGTCGTTTGCGCTCCACATACCACTGTTCTTGCCCGCCCGCGCCTTGGTAAACGATCAACGGAAACACAGGCTTGTCCGGGGTGACATCTGGATAGGCACGCCCGCCGACCAACGGCCCCAGCACTGCGAGCAGTTGCGCTTCAAGTGACATCGCGCACCTCCTGCCCCGCCAAAAGCTCAGGCAACCGTTGTCGGCCCCGCTGAATCATTGCAGTCTGGGCGCGGGCCGCGGCTGCCTCATACGCCGGCCGCAAGAACGGATAGGCGGGCACCCATTTCGGTGACGCAAGCTTGCGGCGCTTGTCGGTCACATAGGTTCCGTCGGCCTTCTTGATCACCGGATAGATCTGCCAGTGTCCGAACTCCACCAGGTGGCCGTGAGGCGCCTTACGCTTGTTCCAGGTGACGGCGTACTGGACTTCTTGATCTGTCGAGTACCGCTCCCGGAAGGCAAGGTAGATGGCGGCGCCCAAAACGCCGTTGTGCGTGTTCACCCGCGCCTTGGCCTCATCTCGCAGCACCTCGCCGCCAGCAACGGCCATTGAGCGCGCCAGGCTGACCCGTGCGGCTCCCAGCAAACGATCAAGGCCCGCAGACCAGCCGGAGGTGTCAAACGTCGCCTGCAGCCCCTTAGCCATCGCCGCCCCCCTGCTCGCAGATCAGGTCCGTCCACTGCCGTCGCGCAAGGTCCATCCGCACATTTTTGATGTCGAAGGGATCGCCCACCGGTTGCCCGTCGTACAGCTCCAGTACGCGCATCCCCTGGTCGATACCGCGGCGGAACCGGATGCGGAAACTGTACGCGTTGATGGACGCGCCTATGTTTTCCTGATTGCGGGTAATGGCACCCATACCGGTCTGACCGCGAGGATCTGCCGGTACTGTTGCAACTTCCACCCAGGGTCCATTCGGCTGCCCCGCGTCGTCTTGCCCGTCTTCCCGCCGTTCGATCCGAATTCTGGTGCGCAGCGTCCCGGCCCTCATGGCATCATCTCCCGCCTGTCAGCGCGCAGAAGTTCCGGCACCCCTTGGGGAAGCCGAGCCGCACTTGCACCGACGACCACCTCTTCGCGGTTGGCATACAGATTGCCGAGCGTCAGCCGCACCGCGGCCCTGACTCGAGGTGTCGCCACCATGCCGAACAGCACGCGCTGAAAGCCGATCTTCGCTTCCTTCAACCGCTCCGTTGCAAGTGCGGTTGCCATTTGGCGCGCAGCCGGGTTGACAAGCTCCGCCGCGGCGGCCATGGCAGCCTCATATGCGTCCTGAGCGTCGCCGGCAGCCTGCGGCAGCGCGTCCTGCGCGGCGATGAGGTCGGCTTGCGCCGAAAAGAATGCGCGATTGAGATGGCCTGCCACTGCGCTTTCGGCAGCGGCGAGCAAGTCGGTCAGCAATGACGCGTCCGCCGGATCGGCGTTGCAATGAGCAATGCACTCTTCAGGCGTCAGCAGCGGCATGATCAGTCCTTCTGGCCTTCGGCCAGCGCTGCACGGAGCTTGTCGAGGCCCCAGCGTTTGTCATACTTGATCTGCGCCGCGTCCAGCTGCGCCATCAGATCTTTCTTCTCGTCTGAATCGTCCGCACTCGCTTCCAGCGCGCCCAAATCCCGCGCGCCGGCTTCAAGTTCGGGAGGGCATTCCTCACCGGCCGCAAATTCAACTGGATAGATAGCGCCCTTCGGCACACCCCGGAACGCCTTGATCAGCTTCGCCATATAACTCTCCTAAGATCGGGAAGGACGCCGGCCGGCGCCTTCCCGCGGTGTTTAGTCCGCAGCGACCGTCATGGCACGCATCGGCTCGGGGTTATGCACTCCGCCCCCGACGCGCTTGGTCGTATAGAACAGCACGAAGGGCTTGTTCGTGTAAGGATCGCGCAGCACTCGCACGCCCACACGGTCGAAGATGGTGTAGGTGCGCTTGAAGTCGCCGAACAGCACCGGCGTGGCGCCCGCCACCGCGTCCGGCATGTCCGGCACTTCGGTCAGCGGGAAACCGCCCACGGTGGCCGGCTGACCAGCGACGAAGGACGGTTGCCACAGGTAGTTGCCTTGACCATCCTTCAGCTTGCGGACCTGGCCCTGGGTTTTGCGGTTCATGGCGAAGCGCGCGTTCCCCGTGAATGCCGAGGGCAGGTCGTAGATGAGATCAATGACGCCGTCCGACGTGATGGCTGCCGCCGCGCCGCTGTTCACCACCTTGATCGCGCCGAACGGATGCTTGGCCGCGTTGGCGCCGCCTTCAACATAGGTCAGGATCCCGAAGGGCTTGTTGGTGCCGTTGCCCGACACGTAAGCCAGGCCCTCCTGCTTGGAAAACTCGGTTTCCACTTCACCTGCGAGCCAGCTTTCCAGATTGATCGCCGAATCGTCGAGCAGTTGCTGCGTCGCGGCTGGGTTGGCGTAGATTTCGCCCCAACCGAAGCCGAGTGAAGCGAAACCGGCCGTGTTGGTCTGCGGACGCGCCGCAGTCTCGCCCACCCAGCCAGATGCCGTACCGCCCATGTTGTAGAGCTTGGTCAGGCCGGCACCGGATACCGGTTGTACGGTCGCCAGTTGCCGCATGGGCGAAACCAGCACCAGCTTGTCGGTAATGGTGCGATCCCACTCCACCGGAGCGAGATAGCCGCCTTCTTCTGCGGCCCCCTTGTTCAGCGCCGCCTGCACGTCGCCCTTTTTGAAGTGCGCGTTGAAGGCGTCGCTGTACTCGGAGTCCTTCAGGCGCTGGCCGGTGCCATCGCCCATCTGCGCCGACGCAATCTTCATGTTGGCGTCGTCGATGGCCGATTGAAGCCGGGAGATGTCCGCGTTGATCTTTTCGACCTTGAGGGCCTGGAGTGCGTCATGCGTACCCTTCTTGACCTCATCCAGCTGTTTGGAGTGTTCGTCCTTGAACGTGGCGAACGCTTGGTTCAGCTGTTCGATGAGGGCCTTCACCTCGCCCGGGCTGCCGGCGTCGGCGCGTACGGAAACCAGCCCGCGGGGGACGCGGGCATTCGATTGTTGCTTCATGTTTAACCTCGCAGGGTTGTAAGTGTGGTTTGCAGCAGGGCTGCTACGTCGTCACCAGCGCACGGCGTGGTGGTTGTGGCAGCGCTCGGCTTGCCGGAGAAAAGTGCTTTGAAGGTGTCGCGGCGAGACGAGCGGCTATATCCGGCGCGAGCCATGGCCGCCTCCACCTGGGCCAGGGCCCGCCGTTCGCCGCTCGATTGCGGCTGCTCGGTGACTGCGGTGCCATCCAGAAGCCCGGTGGCGAAGCCATCCTCGACTGCCTGATCCGCGCCGATCCACGTTTCTTTGTCCATGAGGGCTGCGGCCTGTTTCGGCGTCATGCCCGTTCGAGCCGCATAAACCTGTGCCATCGCCTCGTCAAACGGCTCCAACTTCGCGGCTGCGTCGATCAGGTCGTGGCGGTTCCCGATAGCTACTGCCCAGGCGTTATGGATCATCAGGAACGATCCCTGACCCATCAGGACTTCGTCGCCCGCCATCGCAATTACCGACGCCGCTGACGCAGCCAAGCCCAACACCTTGACGGTGACCTTGGCCTTGTGCTCGCGCAGCGCGTTGTAGATCGCGACCCCTTCGAAGAAATTGCCGCCGGGTGAATTCACGTTCACAGTCACGTCACGGGTCCCGACAGAACGCAGCGCGGCCTGAATACGCTTGACCGTTACGCCGCTGCCATCCCAGGTTTCCCCGATGGCGTCGTAGATGGAAATGGTGGCGCCTTCATCCGTGCCGGCGGCGCGCACGTGGGGAGCCCACCGCTCCAGCGCGTCCGGGCGCAGATCGAAGTCGGCGGCACCCAGACGGGCGTCCGCCTTGATCTCAGGCAGTTGCAGCAGGCTCATTGGATTTTCCTTTTTGGGTAATGGGATCGCGTAGCTTGTTTGCCTGCGGGTCATCGCTCGCCGGTAGGTCTGACAGGTCGCGGATCTCGTTCTGCCACATCCACGGGGCATGACCACCCGCGCCGGACGCTTTGGCGAAGTAGTCCGCCTGGTCCTTCAACGTGCCGCGCATAAGAGCCCGCTCGTTGAACTTGTAGGCCAGCTCGTCCAGTTCCTCGTCAGTCAGAAAGGTGCGCATCGCCGCCTGTTCCCACGCCGTGAACCAGAACTGCAGCCCGTACTGCACGAAGAAGATTCCCAACTGCTCGATGCCCGACCCCCAACTGGTGTCGTCCATCATCAAGAGGGGCCGCGGCACGCCGAAGGCGCGCGCTACCTCTTCAATCTGGGCGTTGCGGTTCTCGATGTGCTGCGCTTCGGCTGCGGTCACCTTGAACTTGTTTGCCTTGGCGCCCTCTTCCAACAACATCCAGCGCTCTGCGTTCTCCGCGCCCGCAAAATCGGTGTCCAGGGAATTGCGCATCCGCCCGTAGGCCGTGTCCGATAGCGCCTTCGGCACCTCCACGGCGCCGCCCGCCAGGTTGCCCGTCCGAAATACGCGCCCAGCGGCGCGCTCGGCGTCTCGCGCCAGTGAGATGGCATCGCGCGCGAGCTTCATACGGCCCAGCCCTTCCACCCCATCTATGGTGATGTCCCGCAGGTGGAACACCTCCTTCTGCGATAGCTTTAACTGATGTCCATCCGGCCGGGTGTACGTGTAACGCATCTCCCAGCCCACAAGCTCGGCCTTGACGGACCCGAGCGCCATTGGCACTAGGGCGATCGGCCTGCCAGCGGACCAGATTACCCTGGCGTAGGCATTGCCTTGCTGCAGGACATGCAGCTGCATCATGCTTTTGAATTCGAAGGGCGTTTGCCACCCATTCGGCTTCAGCTTCATCAGCCGATAGCCCGGGTGGTCTTTCGCTGGTGCCTTGGACGCGTCATTTCGAATCAGGTTGAGCGGCAGCATGCCAAGCGAAGTGGCAATCAGCGACACGCACCGCAGCGCGGCCATGTTCCGTAGCGACTCGACCCGGCTGTTGTAGTCGCCGCTGCGGATGTATTCCAGCAGCGCTGGATCATCCAAGCCTCGGAATGCCTGCCCCCTGGGCTGCGCCGACGCCTGCGCGCTTTCTAGCGCAATGGTGGGCTCAAGCCGCGGGCCGGCTTCAGGCGCCGACTCGTCCGCCGAGCCGCCCAGAAAGCGGTCCAGTAATTTCATGAGTTCTCTCAGATAAATCGAATCCCGCGGGACTCGTATACCGACCGGCCGGAGGCCTCGGGATTAAGGACCATCAATTGCGCTGCATCGAATGTCGCCATCAAGGGATCAATCTTCGCGGTGCCGCTGGCCTGCTTGGTAATCAAGATGCCGTTGGCGCGCAGTTCGATACGAGCATTGCCAACGGCCCAAGCCATCAGAGCCTGATCGCCATGTACGAAGGTGCCTTCGGCAAGCTTGCGCTCCACCGTCTTGATGATGCCGCCCAGCTTCCAGCCCTGCGACACACCGACGATCAATTCCTCGGGGATTTCAGCCTCTACCAGCGCGTCATTGAAGGTCACGCCGTTTTGGTCGGCACCGATGCCACATTTCTCGGGGAACAACCCCGCGTCATACACCTGGCGGATGAGGGCCGCCAGTTCTGCCGTGTCATCGCCGATCTGCTTGACTATGACCAACTCGCCAGCCCGTTCGAAATCGCGCAACCTGGGCTCAATCTCTTTGCGGCGCTCCAGAACAGACGGGTGTGCCCAGGCTCGCGCCCAATGCAGCCAGTTTCCCGACCCACGCTCGCGCCCTAGAAACGCCAGGCCCAGCAGGTCATCCAGGCCGCCGCCGTCGATACCGGCCGTGACAACTTCGGAACGATCCATCAGCGCGCGAAGCGTCAGTACGCGCTTCCCCTGCTTTAGCCAGTGATCAGCACCCGCCCAACGGTCAGAACGCAGGTTCAGCCCAATCTCGACATTCAGATGCTTGGCAAGGAATTGTTGGAATGCTCCGTCCGTTCTGGCCTGCAATAGCTTGAGCTGGTCCCCCAACCATTCGGCGCTGACCGAGCGGCCGAGGTTCGGATTGGTGATGTAGAAGTTCGCCGGGTCGAGATAGGCTTTTGCCTCGACCATTTCTTCCGGAAACTCGTACAGGATGCCCAGCGTCTTCGGATCGACCACCCGCCCGTCTCGCACGTCGCGCCAGTAGGCGAGCTTTTCTTTGAAGACACCCGCCGGCGGATCGTCACTCTGTGTGGTCAGGTAGATTACCCAGCCTTCATCACGCGATATTTGGCCGCCGAGCGCCTCCAGGAACATCGCCACCGCGTTAGCGCGCTTGCCGAATAGCCACAATTCATCGACCAAGATGCGGCCGGACTTCTTGCCCGATACCGAATCGGTGTCGGCGGCCACCACCTTGAGGCTATTGCGCGTCGTCCGGTGAGTGATGGTGCGGATGTGGTCCTGAACGTGGAACATGTCGGACAGTTCCTCGTCCGCCCGAATCATCGCGGCTGCTGGCTTGAAGCTGTTGTCTGCGACTTCCTTGGTCGGGGCCAGGATCAAGTGTTCCTCTTCCTGGCGCCAGCAGATGATTATCGCCGTCAGCATGATGCCGGCAGCAATAGTCGATTTCGTGTTCTTCTTGCTGATCAACAGGCCATATTCCCGGATCCGTTGCTTGCCGGTGGCGGCGTCATATCCGCCGAAGATCGCCCGCACAAAATCGAATACCCATTCTTCGGAGCACTCCCCGAAGGTCTGGTGTCGGTACGTCCCGATGGCCTCGTCGTAGACCTGCGCCAGATCTACGACCTTGAGCTGCTTGAAGATGCCCAGCGCATATTCGGCCTGGTCGGGGTAGATCGGCGGCGGAATGATCGACTGTCGCGTGCGCAGGCGTTCCGCCCAATCAGGGCACGCGGTTGTCCAGGCCATGGTTTACCCCTTCCCTACGACGCGTAGATGCGTGGGAGGCGGTGGCGGCGCGAATCGCCCACCGGTAGCAGCCTTGTTTGCCGCCTCCTGCTTCGCGCCCTTCTTGCCCTGTTCCGCAATCTTCCCGTGCGTGAACGGCATGAGCGCTTTGGCAGCCTCCAGCCGAAGTTTCGGCTCTTCCCCCGCGTCGTTCATGATCGCCACGAGAACAGCCCGCGGATCTGAGGTAAGCCCGAGAGCTTTCAGGCCGATTCCGTCCATGAGATCAGTGTCGGCGGCTGTGTCTTGCGGTCCACTTGCCGGAGAATCCGACTCCTTGGGGTTCGGTGATTCGGCCTTTTTGTTAACCCGATTTTTGTTAACTGATTTGTTAACCTCGGCAATGCGCCCTACGGCGGCCAGAACATGCTTGTCACGCATCAGTCGGGCGGCTGCTTGGGCCGCCCCGTTTTCGCTGTAACCCGCATGGATGGCGGCTTTCGAACCGGTTAGACCCGACAGCAGCGCATCGACGAATCGGCGCTTTTTGTCGGTTAATGCCATAGGTTTTGGTTAACAAGATTGGGTTAACAATTTTCCGAAACAGGGAAATTTTCTGTGCGTGAGGGAACAGGTGGTTTCCGGGAGGCGAATCCGCCAGACTTTCGCCCCGCCCCCCCCTGACTGCCGTCCGCCCTGCCCTATGGCGATGCCCCGCAGACACGCGCACGGGCCCCACAGGACGCGCCGCCTGGGCGGATGCGCTTCGGACACTGCCCCGTCACTGCGGCTCCCTACGGCCTGTTCCTGTACCCCATGTCCTGCCGCGTCTTTGCGTCATGGCATCCGACCTTGCGCCCGTGCGCATCGCGCGAGACGCACAGCACCTGCGTGTTCTCGTCCACGTCTGCGCCACCATCATTCAGGCTGACCTTGTGATCCAGCTCGAAGCCGTAGGGGTAAGTGGTCAGCGCGCCGCAGTGCGCGCAATGCGGGCCAGCGGCCCAGACGCGCAAGCGACGGTCTTGCAGCTTGCGGCCCGTCATGCGCTTGGTGCTCGGCGTTGGCGCAGCGGCCAACCTGGAACCGGCCATTGCAAGGCGCGGCTTGAGTGTCGTGAGCTTCATACCCGCGCTCTCCCCTGCCGAACCTGCGCCGCATAGGCACGCGCCACAGCCGAGATTGCATCCACACGGGAGACGAACTGAGCCATGTAGTACGCACGACGCTCCCGCCGCACGCCAACCTCAAACACCGATAGGCCCTTCAGCTTGTGCCGATACATTCGCATGCAGTCATCTAGAGCCTGTCGCGCCGCCAGACAGAATGCCGGGTCAACTCCTGCGTACTTCGCACGCGTAATGTCTTGCCGCGCGGCTGCGGCTGTTTCTCGTAACATGTCCATCCCTCCGGAAAACCACTTGCATCGAGGCGGAAATGACAAAGACAGAATGCGAACGCGCCATCAGACAGTTGTGCCACCAGTGGAGACACGCCCACCATGCCAACGTCAGTGCCCAGGACGTGAGGTTTTCTGACTTTCGTTCCTGGCTGGAACTGCACCACCCCGAGCTATTGCAATTCCGCTCCGTTATGCCGGCGGTCGACCTTGCCGAAATGTGGTTTGACCAGGAGTTCCGGCAGACGTGGCGGAACTGAGTCTGGTCTGTACCCGCCCTCTTGCTGATCTTGCCGGGTGCTATCTACTGCACACCGCCTGGCGGCGATGCTCAACCACCCGCACGCCATGCCCAGCGTGCGGCCCTCGATAGCGAGAAGGTGGAGTAGTACGATAAGGAGCCCCCCGGAGCAGCTCGGCGTTCGGGGCTGTCAGCCTTTTGATCGCGGCGCGCGGGCAAGGAGACTAGGCAATGCGCATCCTTATCGTTGACGACGACAGAGCTTCTGCCCAGTTGACAGCTGAGTGTTTGAAGATGGACTCGGAAGTTACAGTCCAGATTGCCTGCGATGGCGCGGGCGCTCTACGCATCGCGCGCGAATTCGCCCCCAACGCAATTCTCTTGGATGTCAAACTATCAGGCGTCTCTGGACTTGACTTGGCCATGCAGTTGAAGGCGGCCTGCCCTGAAATACCCGCCCGCATAATCATCTTTAGCGGAAGCGTCCCGGACGGCGAGCCCGGCTTGCTACCAGAAGGCGTGGATGCTTGGCTTGCGAAACCCGCTCACCTGAGCACTCTATTCGAATGCATTTTTGCAAGCGCGCGGTCGAACAAGGGTGAAGCCCGCGATTGACGGTGGGTTAGTCTGTTTCAATTGAGGCTTAGGTTATCAGCGGTGCTGAGCGTACTGTGAGGGGGTGGCGTTGGTCACAACAACTCGAGGCAGATGCCCACGGTTGGATTGCTGTAAACACTGCCGGACTTCGTCCGCTGCAGACACCGTGGAACCTAAATGCCCTTCCCCTTTATCAATCAGCTCGTCACAAGTCTGCACCAGATTGCCGAGGAACATTTTTCGCGGAACCGCACTGGACTACCGGCGCAGAAGCCAGTCCTCACCGCTCAAGCCTTCGTATCGTCCCAGAAAGCAACCGTTGTGATTGAAGATCCTTGGACCCCAGACAACTATCACTATGCGGGTTAAGTGCGCAGCTCGGCACCACGGATGGTGGGTCCGTAAGCGCACGAGATGAACAATACCGTTCGGATGGAGGCCGCGTCATGCCACTTGACCACACCAAAAGCGCCACTGAACTAGTGGCGGTAGACGCTAACGGGATTACGTATATCATCCAGCGCCGCTACAGGGCAGCGCCCAACCACGACGGAGCTTGGGCGAATTACTACTACTGCTTGCGCGACGGTCAGCCCGTCACGTGGCTTGGAGATAATAGCTACCGATTGCCGGACGGGGCTGTAGTTCTCGCGATCGAATGCCGTTTGCCGGACCTGACACCATTGAACTGAAGCACCTGGAATTGAGCACGGCTTAAGCTCGGGAGCCGGTAGCCCCCCTGTGACCCATGACTATGTCGCCAGAAAAAGATGCGTAGGGTGAACTACCGCGTCTGGCAGGCACACTACTTGCCCAACCTGTGTCGTCGCCCGCGCGAAGGAGGCGAAACCAAGGAGCAAGGTCATGAAGGAACCGTCACAGGGCAAAATCTGCCGCGTAGTTCGTACTCATGTGGGCAAACTTGTCGGCGCATCGGGTGCTGTAGTGATGCGCGTCGAACACTTGCCGTTGGCCGATTTGCCACCGGACGAAAGACCGAACGTGACCATTTTCATTTTGGATCAAGGCCAAGCCTCGATACTAGACGAGCAGCTTATCGATTCCTTCGACGTGACCTCGATCAGTTCCGCCCGCTAGGATGCCTCCGCCCAGGACGGCGCGCGGCCTCCTCGCTCGAATCTTGCAGTAGGGACAAAGCAGAATCCGGGCCTGCGGGGCTTAATCGCCCTCAGATCAGGCACGGAAATAAATGCGAGGGCAACTGACCTCACGCGTGTCAGCGATCCCCATGCGGCTTTAAACCGAGTTGGAGGCAGGTCATCGTGCTCGAAATTCCGGACAACTATCGCGAGTTCTTTGTAATTCACGATCTGCTCACGATTGACGCCTATGGTCGCGAGACGATTGTCGGTCTCGATCACAGCGAATCTGCTGAGCTTATTTTCCTTACGTCGGCCGAAGGGCCTGGGGCTCGGTTGGATTGTGCAACGCACTCCCGACTAAAGACTCTGCTGGTGTTGGCTGATGCCGCGCAGAAGCGAAGGCGGGCATAAAAGAAGCAAAACCCGCCGGCTTTCGCGTGGCGGGTTTCAGCGTACGCACTTATTCAAAGTGACTAAACGGGGAGAACTTTAGCAGAGAAAATTTAACCCTGCAAGAAGTTCAGTCGCACAGCCCCTTTGCAGACAGCAGGTCGGCTGCGTACTCCATCGCCAACGCTTCGACGCCCTTCTGACCCGCGCCCCGCTCGCCCCCCTTCTGCTTCGTTGTCCGCGTGCCATAGAGCCACAGCTTGATCTTGCCGTTGTGATTGGTAGCCGTCGCCGCGCTGACGTTCGCGCGTTCCGCCGCCGCGGACAGCTTTACGTCCTTGCCGAAGTAGCGCGCCACGATAGCGTCCCGAAGGACGCGAGGCGTAGGGTGCGCTGACAACGCATCGCACGCCGCCGCGTCGGAGATCTCACGCACCGCTGCGAGCCAATCATGACGGTCTACTGTGCCCTGGCAGCACTTGCAGCGATCCGACCGGGGCGCGAAGCGCGCAACGAGAATTGCACGGTAGAGGCGGGGCAGCTTTTCCAGCGCACCGAAGATGTATGCCGCCTGCCCCGCGCCGTCGGTGCCGCCTAGCCCCTTACCAGAGGCACCGCTATCGGCCTCGGCCATACGGGCCATCATGGGTTTGTCGTACACCTGATCCGTATGGTTGTAGGCGAAGGTCAGCGCGGCATGCGCAGTTTTGAACAGCCGGCCCGAGTGCTCTTCAACGATAGGCGTGGAAGGCATGCGAGAGAGTGTCAAGGTAGTCATCAGATAATTCCCGGGGAATAAGTCACTTTCGCGGGCAGCATTTCCCGCATCCATTGCATAGCTGCTTCCCATCCCAGGGTGACGGTGTGCCGTCCCCGAACGGGAAAAATCTTGGGGTTCACGTCATGCGCGTCTACCATCACGGCCTCGCCGCGCGCCCCCGTCTGCCTGTAGATCAGCACCGGCACGCCCGCCTCCCCCGCCTGCTCCATGGCCTGACGCCACCAGGCGGGGAGGCAAAGCACGTTTGCGTGCTTGCATTCGACGCTGATACGGGCGAAGGCAGGCTCATCGGCCACCACGTCGCTGTCGCCGGCCTGGTTGCGCACGCGACGGCGCCAGGTCGTGCCGGTCGCCTCCGTCAGCAGGATCGCCACCTTGCGTTCAAAGGCCGCGCCCTTGTTCCGTTGCATCGCACTCATGCCGCGTCCCCGGCGTCCATCGGCGCACCCACAGCCGCCTGGGCCATGCCAAGCACCGCCAGGGATGGCACGCGGCCGCCCTTCCGCTGTGCTTCGGCCAGGATGCGTTTTGCCCAGCGTCGCGGATCGCGGCCAGAATCGTTCAGGATCGCGCCCGCCCCCATCGCCTTCAGTGCCTTCGCCGCTTCTTCGGGCGTGGTCTGCGTAGCGCCCGGAGCAGGCAGCGCAACGGACGGCGCGGGGATCGCAGCCCATTCGCTGCGGCTCAGTTCCTCCGAAAGCGCCCGCTCCCAGCGGGACTGCATGACCGAGTAGCCGCAATTCAGAAGGTCATGCGATCCTACGCGGACAGCAGCCCAGTACACCGCCGGATGAGTCCACTGCCCCATTTCGCCACGACGGCGCGCGGTCATCCCAGCAACGGCGTCGTGAAAGGCGTTCTCAGGAATCAGACCCGGGCGGCATGCCCGGATGAACTCGCCCACCGCGGGCGGCCAGTCGGGGAACATGCGGCGGCAGGTGCGCAGCCCTTCGGCCACTTCCTGCGGCGTCACGCGATCATCGTCCAGCGCCTCGGCCCATGCCGTCTTCCAGTTCTCGATGCTCAGCATGTCCGGGAAGTCCTTCAGCCAGCGCCCCCCGTACGTGCCAGAGAGGCGATTCCACAGGTGGTCGATGAGGGAAATGCCTTCCAGCTTCGCCAGCGGCACGGACCAGCCGCAGCGCTCATTCGTCGATTGTGCGACCGTCGTCATAGTCGGGGCCTCCATGGGTGCGATTGCGGTTCACGTAGTCGGTCGGGTTGAACTTGCCGGGGCGCGGTGCGCCGCTGGATGCGGTGCCGCTGGGAGCGAACAGGCCTTGCCAGCTCTTGCCGATGGCGTGTTCGATGACTGCCTCCGGCTTGTGGCCCTGCTGGCGGAATGTCGCCAGGTCCTTGACCTGTTGCCGAGCGGCCTCTTCGGTCAGCGGTTTGCGAATCTGCACACGGTGGCGCACCCAGCGCGCCCACAGTTCCGCATCCAACCAGACAGGCAACTCCACGCGCATCGGATCGAACCCCGACGAGCGCTTGCGCGCGGGTGACGGTTCTTGATGGTTCTTCTTTTGGTTCTTGACGGTTATATGCGGGTGCAGCCTGTTGCACCCTTTCGCGTCTCCGCTTGCACCCTTTACGTCGCCAGTTGCACCCTTTGCGTCGCAATCTGCACCCTTTCCATCGCCTTCAAAGGGTGCAGGATTTGCGCCGTTCTTTTTGGGTGCAGAATTTGCGCCCTTTTCTTGCGGCTCGGTGTCGGATTTAAGGGATGCAAAATCTGCACCCTTTATCCAAGCAGGCGAAATGCGGTACTCGGTGGCACGGCTGCGCCCCCCGTTGCCGGCGTTGACCGTGATCAGCCAGCCAGCTTCCTTCATGCTGGCAAGGTGGTTCTGCACCGAACGCACGGACTGGCGTGCCTTCTTGGCCAGCGTCTCGACATACGGAAAAATGTGCGTCCCATCGTCGTGTGCGTGGTCCGCGAGTGCCAGAGCAAGGGCGAACTCATTGCCCCCTGCCGGGTATCGGTCGAAGACCATGCCCGTCATCTTTGCGCTCATTGCGCACCTCCATACAAACTTTGGTACCCGATCTCCGCTTCCAGCGGCCAAAGGCCCAGGACGATCAGCGACAAGCGGGTTTCTTGAAATCCAGCCTCCCACAGCGCGACCTTCTGCTCGTAAGTCGCGCCCGTGGTGTTCTGGTCGATATAGGCATGGCATGCCACGCAGCCCCACGCGGCGGCCCAGTCATGTGCCTTGAGCCAGCCGGCCTTACCGTGGCGAGATTGATTGGAGTGGCACGCGACCACCGTCCGCGGATCGCTACAGCACACGCCAGGGACGCGGATCTTGCAGGGCATGCCCCGGGCAAGGTCCAACAAGGCGCGGTTGCGATACATGGTCTTGGTGGCGCGCGGCTTGGTGCGGCGGGTGGGCATGCGCGTGCCGCCCGGTTTCAGGGCGGTACGCTGGCGCATGGGCGCGCCACGCGTCAGCGGCGTCCTCTGCTTCAGGGGCGTCTTTCGGGTCAGCGACATGCCGCCCCCGCCTGCTGCTTGACCCGATACCAGGCCGGGAATCTCCACGCGTTCACATGACGTTTGACCAGACCCGCCCGCGCCGCGTCGAAAACGAACGAATCGACGGCGCATGCCGCAGCGACTTCCCGGGACGTGCTGGACCAAGGTTCGACGGCCTTCATGGCAGGCTGCACGATGGCTCGCAGCGCAGCCACGTCCACACGGCCCCGCGTGTCAATGATGGCCTGGCGGACCTGCTCCACCGTCTTAGGCGGCACCTGGTAGCCCCGGAACATGTGCAGACAGTCAGCCATAGATGCCGCTCCACTTCACGAAGGGCTTGCGCACCGCCTCGTGGAACATGGCCGCTGCCTGGGCGTTGTGGTCCAGCTGCGCGCGGCTTGTGATCCCGCACGCGTCCCGAACAAATTGCGCGGCGTGCTGGCTTGCGCTCACGCCCTCGGGGGCGGCGCCAACGCGGGAGACAACCCACCGCTGGAACTTCGCGCCGTTGCACATCATTGCAGCTGCGCGCGACAGCGCCGCCCCCTTTCCAGCCGCAGGCGTGCTTAGAACACGCACCGGGCGCCCCGAATCTCCTCGCGTCAGCATCCCGCCCTCGCCTTGTCGCCTGCTGCCCGCTGGACGTTGCGCATCAAGCGTTGAGCCTTTTCCACGATCTTGCGGCATTCGGTCACGATGGCCGACGCGTCAGCCGCACAAATGGCGCCATCGGCCAATGCCTCGATCGCCACGGCCGACAACTCGCCGTTGAGGTGCGACATTTCCATGACTTTCTGGCGGGCGGCGTCAACCTCATTCGCGTGATGCGGCGCCGGCGGAAGGATGTTGGCCGCCACGCCGTGACGCAGCGCCAGGGCCAGCAGCCAATCCCGCGCGTAGTCCGCCCCGCCCTGCTTCTCGAGCATCCACTCGGTGGCGAGTTCGAACAGGTCCAGGGACATGGATTGGCCCTTCACCTTACGTAGCTTCTGGCGCAGCGTCTCCGCGTGCATCGAGACGCCGCGACGGTTCGTCATGAATGCGGCCAGTTCCTCGACGCCCCCGGGCGTCTTCTGCACGCTGATGTACAGGGCGTCATGCGGGTCAATCTGGGTGTAGCGATGGGTCATCAGGTCTTACCTTGAAATCCAGGTGCGATCAGGGTTTCGGGGTAAAGCCCCCCACCCTACGATGTGCGACATGAACAACAAACTTCAAACGTCCAGCGGCCCAATCTGGACCTTGTCGCTTTGCTTGGCCGGTACCACCGGCTGCGGTGCCGGCTGGGCCGACGTCGTCGCGCTATCCATGCGCTCTCTCCTGAAGTTGGGTGGTCAGCCCCTTAGAATGTTTGCTCTCACACACGACACTCGCCCCGAACAGGAGGGGCCTGACCATGGAAAATTTGCAGCAGGTCACCGAGAACATCTGCCGACTGAAAGGCGAACTTTTCGCCATGCATGCCCTGCTAGACGCCATGTTCCAAACCATCCCAATGGATCAATTGCGCGCCTTGGCCCAAGCGCACGCCCAGTCGACGGAAGCTGCGCGCGTGTTCCTGCTCAACAGTGCAACGTCGGGCGAGTACGTCATTTCCGCCTTCGACGATCATTCGGAGAACTTGTCTTCCAGGCTGCACAGCCTTGCTGGCCTATAGCCCTCTCGAAGAACTTTCTTTGGGAAGCGGCGAGACCTTCGTGTCGCGAAACATTCGTACGCCACACCGCGCCTCCCGGAAGCATTGCCGCCGCGATACGCTCGTCGGCAATGCGCTCAGCAGCGGCACGAATCAGCCACAGCACGAATCGGATGTAGAGGCTATGCATTGGGGGGCTCCTGTCGAGCGACAGCCGAACGCAAACCGAGGCGGTGCATTGATGTCATGCCGCCCTCGCCTCTTCGGCCAACTCCGGCCAGGTACGCCAGAAGTCTTCGGGACGAAGATCCTGGCGCCGCATGAGTCCGCCAGAAGCCAATTCGAGACCCATGCAGTTTTCCGGCGAAGGCAGCCGACCCTTGTAGCGAGTGCGCCACTGTCGTATCTGCGCGTCGTTCTTGACGTCGTATCCGAGCTCGACCATGCGGGCGCGCAACTGCGCCACGCTGAGAGCGCCAGGGGAAGACAGGTATGAGTTCAGGTCCATACGCGAATACTAGTAGCGTTTGCTACGTTTCGCAAGTAGCAAATGCACCCGTAGCGCATGCTACTGTCCCGCGCATGAATGAGGTTGAGCTAAACGAGTTCAGGATGGGCCGTTTGTCGGCCGCCGTGGACCACGTATCGAAAGGGAACAAGACCGACTTTGGACGCCGACTCGGCTACAAGGACGGGGCATTCGTTCGTCAGATGCTTTCGGGTATTCGACCCGTTACGGAAAAGACCATCTGGGCCATCGAGGCCATGCCCGGCATGAAAGGCTGGTTCGATGTGGAGGGCGTCGAGGCGCCAGCCGCGCCTGTACCTGACGATAGCGACTGGCCTTTTAAGACCATTGCGGCCGCCGACGTGCGCGCCCTGCCCGCTGGTCAGCTCACCGCACTCGAGGGTGCACTTGCGCTTGCCATCGCACAGCTGAAGATCGGCTTGAACGTCTCACCTCCCCCCTCGCCGCCGGCCGGGGTGGTCATCCCGCTACGCGCCCATAAGCCCGGCGGGCTGGTGGATATGGACCATGCCGACGATCCATTCCCGATGCGCATAGCGGGCCTGCCGCCAGCGCCTTGGGAAGGTGGCACCACGACATTCGAAGCCGAGCGTAATCCGAAGATCAGGATCAGCACTCAGACCGGTGTCACGGCGAACGCCGGGCCGGGCGAGCCGCACGCCGCCAATGACAGGTTCGAGAAAGTGCCAGAGCTGGCCGAGGTGCGCCTGGCCGCCGGCGACGGCATTGAGAACCATAGCGAAGACCAGACGGGCATGATCCAGTTCCGTCGATCGTTCCTGAAGGCAGTAGGCGCGGACAATGGGAAGGCACGCGTGGTGTATGCCAAGGGCGACAGCATGGAACCGGTCATTCGTGACGGCGCCGCCCTACTCGTCGTCCCCAACGAGAATCTCACGCTGCAGGACGTAGCCGCCGGCGGAGTGTATGCCATCAACTATGACGGCAAAATGCTGGTCAAGACCGTGACACGAGACAAGCTGACGGGGCGCTGGGTCGCGCGTTCCTTTAACCCGGCCTACTACGACATACCCCTCGAAAACGGCACGCCGGTGCGCGTACTGGGTCAGGTTGTATGGGCTGGCGCCAAACTGCGTGATGATGAGGCTGGGCAGTGGATTCGCTCCTAAGGTCCGCGTCTTGCAATAGGGCGAAGCTATTCGCCCGGGCCCTTCTCATGGCGTGTGCACTCGGATCGGACGCAAACGCTTCTGAATTGATAGCCCAATGCGCCGAGCCCTATGGGATGCAGTTTCGTTACCCTGAATCCCAAGATACGCCCGTTGAACAAAAAGACGGGTTTAAGAACGCAACATGGACGTTCTACTGGAATGAGTCGATCCCAGCGGTCGGAGACGTTACTACGCAGAGTTCGAAGTCCGCTGGTGGCGCGTTAGAAAGGTACAAGGCAGTTGTCGTCAATAACCTTCCTAGCTTTCTGACCTTCGTCACACCATTGGACGGCTCGTTTTGGATTTATTCGATTTATCCTGCATCCGGCGTGCTGATGGCCTCTCGACATGGCAGAGGATTTCCGGGTGAAGCCGCGGTCGGAGGAACATTCCACAGCCGGTGCAAAATATCGGTTAATTAACGATCAGCCGTGGCGGAAGTGCTCATCTCTCAGATCGGCTTCACTAAAGGCGGAGGTGCGTCGATGACGCTTTTTTTTGGAATACGCGCGACGGCCAGAAAGGCCCAGGCTGCGGTGCTCGTGCAAAATTTACTTGAGGAATGCGCACGGCATTCGGATCTTGGCGCCAGCCCCGCCGAACTCGCCAACAAACTTGTGGGCATCACTTGGGACCGCAATCCTCAATGGTTTGGACCGAATAGAACGTTGCCCAACAAATTCGTGCTCGCGGGTTGCGCATTTTCATCAGGGGCCAACGCGATGGCCCAGATACAAAGCCGAAGCACAGAACTCGCAATGATGGTCTGCTTAGGTGAAGTCCTAAAAGAGATAGCGATGCAGCGTGAATTCAACAACTTACGCCTCAGCTCGCTCGACGTACATTTGGTTGAAATGGTTACCGAGCACCACGCTGCCGTGACCTCATAGCCCGTAGAGGCGAACACCATAAGCTCCGCGGCTGCGATGAAGCCCTAAAGATGATCTGGAGAACTTGTGTCATTCACTTTCGTAGGTTCTAGGCTGCTAATGGTCGTTGCAATCTCAAGTGCGGCATTCGCCATGGCTTCGGCCCATGCCCAAGAGCGTCAAATTAGTGAGTTCTCCGCGGGAAAATCGCACAAGTACCAGCTTTCGGCACAAGAATACAACCTCCTTTCCACGCTGATCGCAAATGATGTGGAGAGCTTTTCGGGCGGCGCACGAGCTCTCATCACCGATGAGTTAGGAGTCAAACAGATCTCGAGCAACGATCTGGCTAAAGCCTACCGCGCAAACGAAGTGGCGGGTGATAGAGACTTTAAACGTAAGACCCTTTTCGTGACAGGAAAGGTGGAGCGCATTGGCTCCGGTATCGGCGATGCGCCCTACTTTGTCATGGGCCCAGGAATCAACGCGCCCCAGGCGCATATCGCCGACGAAGCCTTGAATTTCGCGGCGAACACAAAGAAGGGGCAACTTGTACGCCTTGTATGTCTGGGCAATGGGTCGATCATGGGCACGGCCATGCTAAAGGATTGCCTCCCTGCCGAGACAGTGGCAGAACGAGAGTCCAAAAAATTGGTCCGTCGCCTCGACCTTCTCCTTTCTGGTGCTGGTACGGACGAAACCGCTGCCAAGATGGCGTCGGTTGTAGTCGCTATTGCGGCCTCGCTGAAGCCCGCCGAATGCACCTCCCCGGGAGCGGTTTGTATGAAAGCCGTGAACAGGGTCACGGCTCAGAAGGATTTCTCTTGGAAGTTGGATGAAGCCGCCCGTCGACTCAAAGAGGCCGGGGTGCGAATGCCCAGCTGACCCGCACGCCATCAAAGTTGCAGCCCGCCTCGAGCGGGCTTTTTTTCGTCCGTTACAAATAAGCGTAGCATTTGCTATTGCATCAAAGCGTAGCGATTGCTACTATTCTTTTAACGCAGCACCGCTCTTTAACAACCAGCACAGAGATAGAACAGGCCGATGGCGCGAAAGCGCGGCTAGGCCCAGGGCTCAACCCGTTACCCCTGACCAAAGATCGACGGCTACCAGGTCGCGCCTGGCTCCGGGAGTGGAGCTATAGAACGCGGCTTGGTTGAAGAGGCAGCGCCCCACCCGGAGCCGCGATGAGCGGGAGTGGCCAGGGGAGCGCTGCCCCAGATTTCATCTGCCTGCGCCGTGACAGGACGCAGACAAATGCCCCCTAACGCGCTAGGCCAACCGCCGTCGATTACCATGACCCAGACGAGCTACCGGCTCGACCTTAGGCGATCACACATGAATGACTTATACAGTTTGCTGCGTGAAGAAGCTCTGCAACTTTCAAGCGAATTCCGAAAGGCGTCAATACAGGGCCGAGGCACATCCCAAGAGATCGCCGAGTTTCGCGAGAACGCGGTCCAAGCGTTCGTAGGTCGTTATTTCCCATTCCCACATCGGATTGCGAAAGGAAAAGTACGCGACTCATTAGGAAATATCGCCGCGTCGATCGATTGCGTGATTTGTGCACCTAGCCATCCTTACACGGTGAGTGCGAGCGGCAAGTACAACTTGCTGCTTGCTGAAGGCGTCGATTCGGTTGTAGAGGTAAAGCCTAATATTGCCGACAAAGCAGAGCTACACCGAGCTCTTGAACAAGGCTTGTCAGTAAAGAAGCTGCGACGTGCGTCGACGGCCATGATTCATGAATTCGGCATATTGGGCGAATGGGCCAAGCGGGTGCCATTTGGCGTTTTTTCCATGCAGTGCAAAGCTGCCCCTATTGAGACTGGCTTCGAAATTCTGGAGTTCTACGAATCGCGGGGAGTCGACCCACTAGATCAAGCCGATTTCATCGTCGTGCATGACGTTGGCGTTTTCTCGAACTTTATCGACAAGACCTTGAACCCATGGAACGTTGCAGGCTACCCGAATCAGCATGGCTGGTTCTTCGAGGGATGGGGCGAAGACAGCTTGGTCGGATTTCTGTTGCGCCTACATCGAGTGGCTCACGCTGGTCTAAAAATGCAGGAGGACGTCCTACCGCGCTACTTATCCCCTCCAGAAGAAGCGCGTTTCCGAATTGTAGATATGGCTTTCAAACACGGCCTTTACAAAGAGTTTAAAAAGCAGACCTCGCAGCCTGCTTCGGAAGTCCAGCGTATGCTCCGTGGGATAACACATCCAGATGCGTAGATTCCCTCCCTGAGAATGCAGTCCACGAGTATCGGGCGGCAACGGCATGGCAATGCCGATAGCTAATTGCAGCAATCGGTGGATTACGTTGCGGGCGCTAGATTCCCCCGGATAGACAGGCCCCATCCAGCGAGGCGCCCGACGGCGCCATCCGGTCATGGAAAGGGTTCATGCCCCCATCCAGGTTTGCGGGCGCGTCGCTTGAGGGAAATTGTGCAGTGCTGATGCGCAGCAGACGTTCAACATGGCCGGAAATCGTTCCAGTGCATATACCGGTGTAGGGCGATGCCCCTCGGCAACCGAGTAAACCGCAAGCCGGGATCAGCTCCGGCCACCATCAACCACCCCAACCCAATCCACGGAGCAATGCCATGCTCGAAGCACTCGTCCGCTTCATTGAAGAACTGATCGACGTTCTCAATTTCAGCAGCACCATCAACAAATAGATGTAACTCAGGCTATCGACCCGGCCGCTGAATTCGTTGAAAATGGCAGCCTTGTTACACGAGCAATTAGGATTCTCAGTGAATTCGGACAAACGCTTCGCCATAATTGATAGCGCTGGACGCGCACGCTATCCCTACTTAGCGACTACGGGTGCCGGCAAAGGTCATTTTGTCCTTCGCACGGGGAGTGGCGAAGCTCGTCGCTCGCTATTTGTAAAGACGATCGAGGAAGTGATTCGTGGAGTGGTTATCGAAGGCTATCGGCTTCGCGTCCGAACGGATGACGAATTGCCGTCGATGGAAGGGTCTTTATCGTTGCATGGAGGCCGCAATGTTAGGGGCTATACGATCGCCCCAGAGCTGGCCCACCTGATTGCCACGGCTCGGCATAAACCCATTGCTCTGGCCGAACGCGCTCTTCGGTCAGAGCCAACGGAGCTGTCTGGCATCGAGGCTGCACGCGAGTTCATCATGGAGCGCGTGCAACGCCCAGCGTTAAGCAGTACCAGGCTAGGTTCTGAGCTCAAAGATAAGGTTAAACACTCCGATATATGGCTCCAAAAATTCAAGCGCGTAGGAGACCTGTTCAACTATTTGCAGCGGTTTAGCGAAGACGAGAAGGATCCCATCTACCTCGGAATGAAGGCGTGCGAGCTCCTGACGTTTGAAGACATCAAGGCCGAATTTGCCGAGCGCTTTCAGCCTTGGCTCAATGATTGCACTCGCCCCAGCGACTTCGTCATCGGTGAGCCGTACTCGCCATACGACATCCTCATTTTCACGAAGAACTACGATACCCGCGCAGGAGGAATGTTCGTCCTACCGTCAGCCGGCACTCCGGCGCTTGTGGTCATCAAGGCGACGCTCAGTGGTGGCGCCTATGCTAACGAATGGCTCGAACCCTCACGTCGTCTGAAGTACTACTTCAAGGCCATCACGCGAAACGGCAAGCAAGAGTTTGGCGAACACTTCAAGGCCAACGCGGCCATTCTCCAAAATCCGAGCATCCCGATCTTGACGTTCGTCCGATCCTCGGATTCGACACCCTTCACTTACCAAGGGACCTTCGCTTATGCAGGCCACCACGCTGAACCCGATGGTTCTCGATGGTTTGAACTTGCGCTCTGCGACTCACAACCAACGGAAGTTGTGGCGGAGCTAGGCTTCTTGGAAAACGAACTTAACGGACGGGTGGCAACAGCCCTCGCAAGCTCCCGCACTGATAGATTGGCACGGCTAGAAGCTGCACCTAAAAAGCCGCCTCGTGTCGTTGTTCGTGCTACGGCCTTTATACGCAACGCTGACGTAATTGTGGAGGTGCTGGAACGTGCGCAAGGCCATTGCGAAGAATGCAAGGAGCCCGCGCCCTTCATCAGTCGGGCGAAGAATGAGCCATATCTTGAAGTGCACCACAAAGTCAGACTAGCAGACGGCGGCGATGACACCGTTGAAAATGCCGTCGCGCTGTGTCCGAACTGCCATCGAAAGTTGCACTTCGGATAAAACCATTCGGCGCCGTTTCGACGCCATGTAAAACAACTTCCCCGCTTTGCAGCGGGAGTCCCTGAGCGGCTCCCGCTAGCCTCCATCAGCGCACCTCTGCGCAGATTCCCATGACCTTGACTGAAGCCCTCGCCTGGGGCCTGGGCCTGCTCGCGTTCGCACGGCTGTTGCTGGCACCCCTTGGCGACTACCTCTCCCGCCGCCACGCCGCGGCAGATCTCTGGAACCCGACATGAACACCATCAGCGCAAGCGCGCCCCCGGTGCGCCACCGTCACCCCATCACGATCCAACAGGCCGCCCGGAAGCTTGGCGCCCTGATTGCTCCCCGCGACCATGCCGGCAAGGGCAACTGGAACGACGACGCGGATATCCCGCTGTGGGCCTGGCCCGCCAGCCTGGCGCTGGCCGCTTTCTTCCTCTTCGGCCCTACGGTCCTGGGCTGGCTGCTGCGGGCCTTCGCATGAACGGGATCGACTTCATTCTGAGGGATCGCACCGGCTGGACGCCCCCGATCCCGTTGCCGCGTCGGCGCCTGCGCTGGGCAGACCCCAAACAGGAAGCCATGCGCCCCGAGGAACTGGCGTTCATCAAGGGCGCCAAGGGTCGCCTCACCGCCAAAGACCTGGGCGAGTGCTACGGCGTCTCGCCCCAGACCATCAGCAACATTTGGAGCGGTCGGTGCCCTGCCGTTCCCGTCCCGCGCCCTACCGGCGTTCGGCTTGAACGCAAGTAGTCGACCGATCACGAACAAATCGGAGTTCCGATGACCGAATCCACCGCCCCGGTTTCCTTCCGGCAAAAGATCCTCTCCAAGGAAATCAAGCGCGCCCACGCCATGCAGACCCGCTATGAGGATCTGCACGTCGAACCCGGCTTCAACCTGCGCACCCCTCTCGATCTGCTGGATGGCGAAGAACGCGAACGCGCCGAGGCCGACGACGAAGCCCTGTTCCAGCACATCATGGCGGGCGGCAAGATTCCGCCGCTCGAAGTCCGCCCCCGCCCCGAAGGTGGCGTGTGGCTGGTCGACGGCCACCGCCGCCACGAGCAGATCGGCCGCGCGATTGCCGCCGGCGCGCCGCTGCAGGATGAGCACGGCGTCGTCTGGATCGACGTCACGGCCTTCGTCGGCAACGACGCCGACCGCACCGCCCGTATCATCAGCAGCGCCCAGGGCCGGCACCTGACCCCCCTGGAAACCGCCTTCGGCTACGCCAAGCTGGCCGGCTTCAAGTGGGACAACGAGCGCATCAGCCGCCTCGAACAGGTATCCCCTCAATGGGTCGGCAAGATGATCGCGCTGGCCCACGCCAACAGCGATGTGCATGCTCTGGTGCGTTCCGGCGCTGTGAAGGCGTCCACCGCCATCGAGGCCGTTGCCAAGCATGGCGAGGGCGCTGGCGCATTCCTACAAGGCGAGTTTGAAAAGGCCAAGGCCTCCGGCAAGTCCCGCGTAACGTCCAGCACCATCCACGGCCGCGCCCTGCCCCGCAAAGTCGTTTCACCGCTCATCAGCGGCGTGGACACGTTCATGCAGGGCCTGGACGCCAATCAGCGCGCGACCCTCTTGGACATTCAAGAAGGCCGCGTTGCCGCCGAAACCATCACCATCCCCGCCGCCGCCCTGCTCGACCTGTTCCATGCGCATGGAGCGGTCGAAACTGTCCGCGCCAAGCGTGCCGAAAAGGCTGCCAAAGAGGCGCAGCAGGCCGCCCCCGAAACTCAAGCTCCGATGGACTTCAACCAGCAGGAAGCCACGGCATGAACGCCCCCCTCAGCAATCTCTTGGGTGCTGCGCTGGGCACGCCCGACACTTCCAAGCCGGCCCCCAGCGGTCATCCCGATATGGACAAGCCTTACGCCTACGAATTTGGGCGCGTCGACACCGAAGGCCGGTTCAGTGTGGTGATCGAACATGCCTATCCGCTGCGCGCTAAATCGGACTGGCCCATTGTGCCGCTGTTCCGCCGCCCGCCGCCTCCGGAGGTCATTGAGCCGGTGCTGCCTGAACTCAATGCCGACCTCATCGACATCCTCGGCCGTCCGAACTTCACCTGCATCCGCCTGGCTCAGCTGCTTCGCCTGTCTGGCGTCGAAATTGCCTCGAAAGCGGAAGCCGAACAGGCCACGGTTATCCATTACCTGCTCGGGTTCTATTTGCTTCACGGCAGTCAATGGGCTGAAAAGGCGGCGGAGGACATTGCACGACGGCGAGCGAGGGTTGATGCCGCACTGCCATCCACCAGTGACGAATGACGACCCAGTTCACCAAGCAAAGTCGATCCTTCGATCTAACGGCCCACTTCAGCGCCTTGATTCAGCAGTGCAAATCCCGCTTCTGACAATGCTTGGATGCGGGGCATCGCGACACCTATTGCCCCACGCATAAAGCCGGCCGTGTGCAGACGATCCTCTCGCGTCCGAAGGTTGTCCGATTCTGCGAGTTCCAATGCTGACTGCAGGTGGGACACGATCAACGCTAGATCCGCACCGAAACGACCTCCCAGGGGGATAAGCTGCCGTGGGCTTGGAAAATTGGCCGCATCGTACTGCTGGCGCAACAACGACACTGCCTGCCGGATAGCTTCGGGCGACCGATCAACATACTTCAGCTCCTCAAAGAACGGCTCCGTCGCGATCAATGCGGCGAGAAATCTAGCCATCCTCGGATATGCCTCTCCAAGCACGAGGACGGCATCGACGTACTTCTCCTTTTGCTGCAACCGATATTGCCAAGAAGCAATTCCAACGGCCGCGAACGTCGCTCCGACGGTCCCAAGGGCCGTGATTACGTTTAGAACGCTAACGGAGGCCAGCGCCCCCGGCCGATCCAGCCAGCCCCATCCGAGAACGAAACCTGCGATCAAAGAGGCGAGAGTCGCACCGATCCAAAAGCCTGTCAGGCGCCAATTCCCAAATTTGATGTCTTCCATACACGGCCTCCGCGTTCCCCTCTTATGGGCATCGCGATCGTACTCCACCACACCCAGGTAGACCCACATGAACGACCCGAAAAGCGTAGCGACCGCGGCAAGCGAAAATCCGCTGAGCGATGTCTACGTCAATGCAGTCATCCAGCAGCATGGCTACGACAGCGTCGAGGCTGTTATCGCCCGCCTGTTCCAGTGGATCGGTTGCAATGGCCGCAAGAACGCCGCAACCCTGCTTATCTATGAGGCCTACAAGGCGCTGTCCAAGCTGCGCGCACCCGTAGCCGATGACCTGATCCATCGACTGCGCTGCAAATATGCGATGGGTCCGATGATCAACGGCGAGCCTGAGTTTGGATGGCGAGATTGCAGCGGACCAGCACCAGAAGGCATGCGTCTTCCATCCCCGATCATGCTGGAAGCTGCGGCAGCGATCGAGCGCCTTGCCGCCCAGCTCCGCGAGTGCGCCGAAACCCTTGGTGCCGACCAGATCGACGAGCAGCGCGCCATGCGGGCCTATGCCGATGCAGTGAGGCTGCTTGAGGACATGCCTCAAATATCGCGCATTGAGCTCGGCGATGCGTCACTAAAGGAGCAATGATGACCGATCGACAACCGCCAGACACGTTCCTGTCGCCTGCCGAGGTGGCTGATATGACCGGAATCCGTCGCGGCACCAAAGGCAGGCCCTATCCGGTCCTGCAAGTGGAATGGCTGCTGGCCCATGGTTACCCTGCGCACGTCAACCGCGCGGGCCGGGCTATAGTCGCGCGCAGCGCGGTCGAGCGCCGCCCCGCACGAGCCACCGAGCCGGCCAATACTGAATGGACGCCTGACGCCTGGAGGGCATGAGCATGGGGCGTAAGCCTACCCGGAACCGCCTGCCCCCAGGCATGCGGGCGCGCCACCGCGGCGCCAAGACCTACTACTACTTCGACCTGGGCGGGAAGCCTCGCAAGGAAGAACCGCTCGGCTCGGACTTCATTGAAGCCATGCGCCGCTGGGGCCAGCTCACGCAGCAGACTGTCGGGGCCGCGGGCCATGTCACGTTCCGCCAAGCCGCCAACCGGTACTTTGCCGACATCGTGCCGACCAAAGCATCCCGAACCCAGGACGGCAACAAAATCGAGCTGGATTTCCTGTGCGAGATCTTCGATAAGCCGCCCGTGCACATGGAGCAGATCAAGCCTGTCCACGTCACGCGCTACATCCGCTGGCGCATGGCGAAGTCGGCGGACTGGTTTCGCGAGAAGGGGCGACCCGTGCCGCCCGATGCGGGCCACGTGCGCGCCAACCGCGAGATCGCCCTGTTCAGCGCCATCTTCAACTATGCACGGGAGATCGGTCTGACCGATGCCCCGAATCCGGCGCAGGGCGTGCGCAAGAACAAGGAGCGCGGGCGCGACACCTATGTCGAGGATGACGTTTACGCGCGGGTGCACATCGCGGCCGATGAGCCGCTGCGGGATGCTATGGACCTGGCCTATCTGGCCGGCCAGCGCCCGGCGGATACGCTACGGTTTCTGGAAACCGACATGCGCGACGGTTTCCTGCATGTGCGCCAGGGCAAGACGGCCCACAAACTGCGGATCGAGATCTCGGGCGAGCTCGCGCAGGTCATCGAACGGATCAAGGCGAGAAAGGCCCGCTACCGCGTCGAGAACAAGGTGGTGAGCATCTACTTGGTGGTCAACGAGTCTGGCTCGCCGCTGACCGCTGGCGCGCTGCGTGACAGGTTCGACAAGGCCCGCGAGGCCGCCGGCGTGCCCAAGGCTGCATTTCAATTCCGCGACCTGCGCGCCAAGGCAGGCACCGACAAGACCGAAGCCGCCGGCGATATCCGGCAGGCGCAAAAGCAGCTTGGCCATGGGTCGGTCACGACCACCGAGAAGTATGTCCGGCGCCGTAAAGGCGACAAGGCGGCGCCCACTCGGTAA